TATTATAGGAGCTCAAGGCTCACAACCTAGTGCTAGAGCTATTGATATGGCAGCTATTGGAAATCCTTATGCCACTCCAGGTGCTGATTTTGACCCTCAAAGTAAAATGAAAGCTGAATCTATATTCGGTTCTCCAATGCAGCGTCAAGGATTAATGAATTTAGGTACACCTTTACATCATGATAGTGAAAAACAAGCTCATACGCATCCTAGTAAAACAACTACTAAAATGAAACCAGATGGAGAGTATCCTGGAGCTAGATATGTAAAAGGAGATCTTGTTGATCAAGATGATTTACTAGATAAAACAGAATTAGATGCACATATTGCTACACAAGTTCAGTCTGATAAAAAAGGAACTTTTATTAAAGAAATGCCAGACACAGGACCAGGTAGTGATATAGAAACAAGCAAAGGTTTTGGTAAAAAAATACGACTTGAAAGTATGGGCAGATCTAGTTACACTTCAAATATGAAAGATCAAATGGATCCTCATAATTTTTTATTTAAAAAAACACCTAAAAAATAATGAAATCACCATTTTACAAAGAAGGTTTTCCTGAGATAAAAGACAAGAACAAAGGTAAGTTTACTAAATGGGCTAAAGCTAATGGATTTAACGATGCTTGCAGTGCAGCTTCAGCTGTGATGAGTGCTAGTGAAGAAAAATACAGTCCAAGCGTTAGAAAAATGGCAAATTACGCAAACAACTTTGGTTGTAAAAAATAACAATATAAAACAATAAATTATGCACAACGACAAAGCACATCAAAAAGCTACTAAAGGCTCTAGCGGAGTAGTAGGTGAATCGGCTATTTGGGATGGACCCTTAGATCAAACAGGACGCTTACACGGATCAGGATCAAGTTCTGGTATTACAGGTATGGAAGTTTTAAAAGCTCCTACAATGTATAAGGCTGGACCTATAACTCAGCTAGCTAAAGGTAAGTCTGGATTAGGAATGAACTAAAAAATGGAACATTTGGATTTTAAAGTATTGGCAACTAACGCGATAGCACTAGCATTAAGCATGACGCATATTGAAGTAGGCCTAAAGGTTATTTTATTACTTGTAAGTATCGGGTATACAGTAACTAAATGGGTAAAACTTAAAGAAAAGAAGTAATAATTATAATATGGCTTATATACAACATAACTCTCCTTTAGCTAAAGTAAGAAAAACCACCAAAGGTAAAGGTAGAAACTTTAGAACAACAGAAGAAGGTGCTGGTATGACTAGCGAAGGAGTTAAAAAATATAAAGCTGAAAATCCAGGTAGTAAGTTAAAAACTGCTGTAACTGGAGATGTTAAACCAGGAAGCAAAGACGCAAAACGTCGTAAATCTTTCTGTGCTAGATCAAAAGGCTGGACCGGCGAAAGAGGTAAAGCTGCTAGAAGAAGATGGAAATGCTAAACAAACATAAATACTAAAACAATGGAAAAAGGACATTACGGTCAATATACCGGAAACGCAAGACACTCAAGAAAAGAAGAAATGATTCACGACCGTGAATTAATTTACGATGCTAAGAAGCAACTTCATAACGCTGACAAAGATTATAAGAAAGATTCTCCAGCTCAAAGAGCGTTGGTAGGAGATCAAGATAAACTACCAGGTCACTTAAAAAAAGCTATATCTGATGCACCAGCTCAAATGAATGCTGATCTAGCATATGATCCAATTAACGATAGAGCTGATTCTCCAATGTCTATGTATGGTAAAAAAGAATCGCCTGCTATGATGTATGGCGGAAAAAAAGGAGACGACAGTAAATCTAAAAAAGATTATTCTTCACCTGCTAAAATGTACGGAAAGAAAAAAGAATCACCTGCTAAGAATATGAAAAACGTATTATCAGGTAAACAAAGATATTAAAAAACAGATTAGGACTGTATAAACCTAGCCAACAAACAACAAACAACAAACAACAAACAACAAACAACAAACACAATGGCAAAATTCATCAAATTTAACATTACGCTTACAGGCGCTGTTCAACCAGCTGCCCCGATCTCACCGATCTTGATAAACGTAGAAGACATCACAACAGTAACAGCAGCAGGAGCTGCAGGAGCTCAATCAAGTGTAATTATCGGTCTTACAGGCAGAAACACTATTGCAGGTTACACTACATTAACTCTTCAGCCTTCAACATCAGCTTCAGCTTTAGTTGCTCCAGCTTTTGTAGACGGACAAAGAAATCCTTTAGAAGACGCAGTACATTCAGCTATTACAGCTAATCCAGGTGGAGTAGTTACAACTTGCTCTCTAGGTAATGACCAAGCAGCAGCTACAGTAGCACTTCCAAATGGAGCTCCAATGTTCTGGGGAACAGCTACTTTTGCATAATATGAGTAAATCACAAGGTTTCGGCGATAGCGTAGAGAAATTTACAGAAGCAACCGGGATCAAAACTTTCGTTGACAAAGTATCACAGGGATTAAACATTCCCTGTGGCTGTCAACAAAGAAAAGAAACTTTAAATAAAGTTTTTCCTTACAAACAATAATTTATGAGCTTTATAATGAAAGGTGCGCCTTATAGCGCTGACAATACTCCTATTTATCACGTAGATATGGAAGATGGTGTATTAGGCAAAGCTAATAACAACGGAAGCATTACCTTAAATAATAAGCTTAAAGATCCTGAACAAATAGATGATGTTATAGATCATGAAATGGTACATATCGACCAAATGAAAAGAGGCGATTTAGACTATGATGACAATAACGTTATATGGAAAGGTAAAAAATACTCAAGAGCTTCAATGAAAGAAGGTGCTAAAAATCTTCCTTGGGAAAAAGAAGCATACACTAAAACTAAAAAATGATATTATGAGTTGGATGACTAAGCATACTAAAAACCTTTTAAGTGACATGCCTATAGATAACAAAGCAAGTGCTTTAAATCATAATTCTTTTCCGGTGCACGAGCATCCGCATCCAGCTGAAGGAAAGTCTTACACTAAAGAAATCAAAGACTTACCAAGAAAAGCAAATATGACTAAAAAAATAAGCCGAATAAAAGCAAAACCAATTGATGGTCCAAAACCAAAAGGTATAATTAAATTGTAATGTGGAAAGTACTACTAGGTCTTTTAAAAGGAGGTGAAGGTAGAAAATCTGTTGCCGGTGGTTTGGCTTGGGAAATAAGAGAAGCGATTAAAGGCAAAGAACTTGACCCTGAAAAACTAATAGAACTACAAACTAAAATAAATTTAGCTGAAGCTTCACACAGAACTTTATTCGTTGCTGGTTGGAGACCATTTATAGGTTGGATATGCGGATTTGCATTAGCTTATAATTTTGTTATTAGAGATTTGTTTATATGGATAACTAAAACAACAGATGCACCACCACCATTACAAATGGAACATTTAATGACCGTACTTTTAGGTATGCTAGGATTAGGAGGTCTTCGAACTTACGAAAAAATAAAAGACAAAGTAAAATAAAAAATTATGTATCAAAAAAATCAGAGTGATTTCACTACAAGTGCTATTGATCTTCTTTTAGTTTCTACGCTAAAAGCTGAAACTATAGTATTAGCAAGCGCAGCTTTAGCTAGTACTGTAGCTAATCTACCCGCAAGCTCAACGGCTGTTGTTTATGCAGATGGTGGAACATTTACAGGTTCGGCAACTAAAACCGCACTAGGAACTACTTCAGGTGCTTTATATCAAGTAACTTCAGCTGCAGACGGAACAGTAGCTAGTATAACTGTAGTAACTAAAGGACCTAACTTTGCAGCAGGCAAAACTATTATATTTAGCGCAACAGCTTTAACACAAGCTTTTGGAGTTCAAGATCCAGCTATAACAGGAGCAATAACATATACTCCAGCAGCTGGTAATTTAGAACTACCAAGTACAAACTTTACTCAACGTCCAGTAGCTTTATATGTTGGAGTTGGAGGTGATATAACTTTGACATTAGCAAGTGATTCAACTGAAATTAAATTTGTAGGTGTAGCAGCTGGAACCTTTTTAGACGTGCTATGCACTAGTGTTAACACTGGAGCAGCTGGAAGTCCAACATCAGGATTACTAGCCCTTAGATAAAAATAATAACAAGTATCAATTAAATTAAATCAAATGAAAAAAGTAGAAAGTAAAGAAGTAAGTAAAATTACAGACGAGCAATTAGAAGTAATTACAAAGCATCAAAAAGATTTAAACAAATCTTTAACTAACATTGGCTTTTTAGAAACTCAAAAGCATAGCTTATTACATGAGTATGCTGGAATTGTAGATGACATTGAAAAGTACAAAAAAGAATTAGAAGATGTTTACGGAGCTATCAATATAAATATTGAAGACGGAACATATACTGAAATTGAAAAAGAAGAATAGTGGACCACATTATAAGAAAAATCAGCATTGGTTCTGATTATAAAAATGATGCTATGCACTATGCGGTTGGTCAGTCTGTATATGGAGGACATACGATATCTCATATTCTTTTCGAAGAAGAAGAGCAATCTTATAATATACATATACAAAAAAGTGATGAGATTTTGCCTTGGAAGAAATTCAATAAAAACATGGCAGTATCAATTGAATACGATTTAGAATATTAATGAATAGTGTTCACCAGTTTATAGTAAAACCTATAGGTGAAAGATATAATAATGAAATAACTATTGGTGATAAAAAGCTAATAGTTAATTCTAGTATCTCTGACCATAAGTTTGTAAATAGAGAAGCAGAAATAATAGCAACGCCATTAGCTTATAAAACTAAGTTAAAAAAAGGCGATAGAGTTATAGTTCATCACAATCTATTTAGAAGATACTATGATTTAAAAGGTAAGTCAGTTAATAGCACAAAGTTTTTTAAAGATGATATGTGTTTTGCCTCTATAGATCAAGTGTATATGAAAAAGAGTAATAACTCTTGGGAAACTCTAGACAACTACTGCTTTGTTAAGCCTGTGGTTAATAAGGATGATTCTAACTTAAGTAAGCTTAAAAAGTGCGTTGGTATAGTAAAATATAATAATAGCACCTTAGAAGCTCTTAAAATCAACAATGGAGATTTAGTCGGATTTAAAAAGAACAGAGAATTTGAGTTCTTAATTGACGGTGAGGTACTTTATTGTATGCAATCAAATGATATTTTAATTAAGTATGAAAATAAAGGAAACGAAACTGAATATAATCCAAGCTGGGCAAATAGCAGTTGAAGAACTTATAAAAGTAGCGAAAGAAAAGATTGTAGACTCAGAAGATGATATCTCGGCTGATAGACTTAAAAACGCTGCTGCTACTAAAAAATTAGCAATATTTGACGCTTTTGAAATACTAGCTAGAATAGAAGCTGAAGAAAATATAATAAATGAAAAGCCAGTAAAAACTCAAGTTGAGTCTTTTAAAGGTTTTGCCGAAGGAAGATCTAAGTAATGTACGAACAAAGCTTATATCACGTGGTAGAAGACCACATAAAGCCTAAAGTTGTTAATAGACTTAATAGGCTTAAAAAATGGAAATACGGATACGATAAAGATCACGACGTTGTTGTGGTTAGCAAAACAGGGCAAATAGGTGAAATATATAGTATACAAAACCTATTGATAGCTCTGCCTTTAGCTGAAGACGTTTATAAGTGCTCTAAAAAAATAACAGAACAACGATGGAATGTTTTAGATTATCCAGCTGAATTAAAAAGAATTAATACAGTATATGATTGGAATCAAAAACCTATAGCGTTTAAAGAAAAGCATTATGAATATATTAACAAAGAGTTCGTTAGGCGTGAAGAAGGTTATTGGTACTATAACAAAGGTGTTCCTACTTATATTACTGGTTCTCACTACATGTACTTGCAGTGGACTAAAATTGATGTGGGGCACGCAGACTTTAGAGAATCAAACAGATTATTTTATATATTCTGGGAGGCTTGCAAGGCAGATTCAAGATGCTACGGACTGTGCTACCTTAAGAATAGACGCTCAGGCTTCTCTTTCATGGCTTCATCGGACACCGTTAACCAGGCAACAATATCAAGAGATGCAAGGTTTGGTATCCTTAGTAAATCAGGAGCTGATGCGAAAAAGATGTTTACCGATAAGGTGGTACCCATCTCAATCAACTATCCTTTCTTTTTCAAACCAATACAGGACGGAATGGAACGTCCCAAAACGGAGCTATCGTATAAAGTCCCGTCGAAGAGACTCACTCGTAACTCCATTAAGGAGACAACCGAGGATCTCCAGGCAGGTCTCGACACCACGATCGACTGGAAGAACACAGGGGACAACTCGTACGATGGAGAGAAACTCAAGCTCCTCGTCCACGATGAATCGGGTAAATGGGAAAGGCCGGATAACATCCTCAACAACTGGCGCGTCACGAAGACAACGTTAAGATTAGGTAGAAGAATCGTCGGTAAATGTATGATGGGTTCTACTTCAAACGCATTAGATAAAGGTGGAGAAAACTTTAAAAAGCTATACGAAGCTTCGGATGTCAACAAAAGAAACCGCAACGGTCAGACTAGCTCAGGACTATATAGTATGTTCGTACCTATGGAATGGAACTACGAAGGATACATTGATTCTTATGGACTACCTGTATTCGACACTCCAAAAAAACCAATCAAAGGTATTGATGGAGAAGACATCGACATCGGTGTAATATCGCATTGGGAAAACGAAGTTGATGGTTTAAAGGACGATCAAGATGGTTTAAATGAATACTATCGTCAGTTTCCAAGAACAGAGAAACACGCTTTCAGAGATGAAGCTAAGGAATCTTTGTTTAATTTGACTAAAATATACGAGCAAATAGACTATAATGAAGATCTTCGTAATACTAATGTAGTTACACAGGGTAATTTTCAATGGGAAGGTGGGATTAAAGATACTAGGGTAATGTTTGTACCTAATAAAAACGGCAGATTTCTAGTTAGTTGGGTTCCTCCAGTTGGACTACAGAATAGATACAATATAAAAAACAATATAAAATACCCTGGAAATGAACACTGTGGAGCGTTTGGATGTGATAGTTATGATATATCTGGTACTGTTGACGGTAAAGGCTCTAAAGGATCTTTGCACGGATTAACTAAGTTTTCAATGGAAGACGTACCGCCTAATTTGTTCTTTTTAGAATATATATCAAGACCACAGACTGCTGATATATTCTTTGAAGATGTTCTTATGGCTTTAATATTTTATGGTATGCCTATATTGGCAGAGAATAACAAACCTAGACTCTTATATTATATGAAGAGAAGAGGTTACAGAGGTTATTCTATGAATAGACCTGACAAAGTTATGCATAAGTTATCAGTAACAGAAAGAGAAATAGGTGGAATACCTAATTCAAGTGAAGATATAAAGCAAGCTCACGCAGCTGCTATTGAAGATTATATAGAAAACCACGTTGGCCTTGGACAAGACGGATATGGAAATACATATTTTCAAAGAACATTAGAAGACTGGGCTAAGTTTAATATAAATAATAGAACAAAACACGATGCTTCTATTAGTTCGGGTTTAGCTATAATGGCATGTAATAAACATAGATATACACCTGTTGCAAAAAGAGTAATATCTCAAGTATCATTAGGTTTTAGAAAATATAACAATACAGGTGAAAATTCAAAAATAATATAATAAATGGTTTATACTAATAATAACAGCATCTTTCCAGATCAGGTGGTACCTGAAGAAGAAAAGAAATCATTTGAATATGGTTTAGCTGTTGGAAACGCTATTGAACAAGAGTGGTTTAGAAACAACAGTGGACAGAATAGGTTTTCCTATAATTTCCAGAACTTTAATAGACTAAGATTATACGCTAGAGGCGAACAGCCTGTGCAAAAATATAAAGATGAATTATCAAACAACGGTGATTTGTCTTACTTAAATTTAGACTGGAAGCCAATTCCAGTTTTATCTAAATTTGTTGATATAGTAGTTAATGGTATGACAGAAAAAGGATATGAATTAAAT